GATGCAGCACAATATTATGATGATGCCGCCCCTTCTTATCCATCTACATGGACATATACTATAGCCGAAGAAACTGGTAGTAACGGAACGCATGCCGCAGGATTTTATTATTACAAATTTGTTCCACTATTTGATGGAGTACAAGAAGCTCCTTTTGGTGAAACATATACTACTATAACTACAACTGGTTCAAATAAGACTATAAATGTCTCATTAACGGTTGACAAAACAAATACAACTACCTGGAATCCTAGGATAACTGCAATTAAAGTATATAGAAGTTATTCGGCCACAGCAACAGGGGACCTAGATCCTGTTTATTATCATATAAGAACGATTCCAGTCAACACAAAAAGTACACATGATGACAATGATGCATACACAGGAAGTTATGTGGGTAATGCTATCTGGGCTGATGGATTTAATTTTAGTACTTATGAACCCTCAGGGAGTACTTATTACTGGGTAAAAGTAGGATCTGACTGGTATAGGATAGGAGATAGTTTAAATTCAAATATAAATGTTGCAATTGTAGATGCTTACTATGATGCAGGAAGCCTTGAAACTTTTGCAGGATTTGCCACAGGTGATGAAATATGGAATGGAAATTTTGGGGTATATACAGGTACAGCAACCGCAGTTACTAATTACGAAAGTGCTAGTGCAGTTGCTTCTGGATCTAATGGGTATGCAGGAAGGAATGTCATTATTAATGACTCCTGGAGTTGGGTAGCAAATCAAAGAAATGACTGGACAGCAACGGTAGGAAGTGAAGTCAAAAAAATTATAGATACAGCAGCTAAAGCAGTAAAACTAGAATCTAAATATTCATCATACACTAATAATACAACAGCTACTTTTAACGATGGATATTTTTATACTATAAATAGCAATAGTGTAAAAGTTACATTATCCGACTGGGGTCTTGCAGATGGAGCTCTTCATCCATTAAATGCAATTACCAAAACAGTTGTTAATCATAAGTATAGTGTATATATAGCAGGTAGGCAATTTGTTGGAAATGTAAGGTTAGATCCTGACACTGAAGCTGAAGACCACGAAGATTGGATTATTTATTCAAGTGTATTGCAGCCTGATATTTTACCAATAACTAATTATATACAAATAAAAGATACGCAAGGGGGTGCAATTACAGGTCTTGCACAACATTTAGGAGCACTTGTGGTATTTATGGAAAAAGGGATATATAGATTAGATGTACCTAGTACAAATCCAGCCAATTTCTCTCTTATGGAATCTGAAGAGAATTTTGGATGTATAGCTCCTAATTCTATTCTACAGGTAGGATCTGATTTATTTTTTGCTGGAACAGAAAATGCGTATGTGATTGATTCAGGGTTTAACATATTTCCTATAACCGAACCAATTAAAGATATATACCAAGCAGCAACTAATATACAAAACTCAAGATTTTTTCACGACCCAAAGAAGAGTAGAATATTATGTCGCTTTGGTGATGACAAACAGAATATATATGCATTAGATATACTTAGACAAGCCTGGTATCAATTAGATATGGGTTCAACAGATGTGGCTGATCTATTTGCCATTGATGAAAGTTTAAATGTGTATTCAATAACGAATGCGAGTTGAGAATGAAAGATACTATTACACCGAGTGGTAAAGTACAGATAGAAATACTAAGAGCAAATGGGTCTATAGAGACTATGGAGGAGCCAAATGCTATTGCTCAAGCAATTAGAAATAAACTAGCTACATCTCTACAAGCTGCGACTACCAATATCTCTTGTATTGAAAACCCAGCTTTTGATAATAATAATTTTACAACTCCTACAAATGGACAATCAGGTATCTATGTAGTACTTACAAATGGAACTAAATATGAAATGGATTCATCAAAAACCGCAAGTGGTGCAAAGACTTTTACTATCTCAGGTGTATTAAGAGCAGAAGCATCTTATACAATAGCCTCCGCAGTTTTAGGAAATGTATATTCAACAAGTTCAGCTGCTTTTACTACAGTTACTAGTACGAAAACTTTTTCAGGGAACATATCTTTAGTTGATGGTGATCAGCTTACGGTTACCTGGGTAATAACGATAGCGGATAGTTAATATGGAAATAATAATTAATAAACCAAAAATAAAAGTAAATGGGTATGTTGATATAAAAGTTTTTGACAAGGAAGACTTAGCGAGGATGGAGCCAAAGGTACACCAATATGGTCGCAATACAATTCATGATGAGCTATTGGCAAAATTGATTGATGTTATGGATGGGTCTGGTGCTTCAAATTATCACATAATAACAAGCTCTGGTTGGTTTGATAGCCATCTTGCTAATACTAATGCTGGTAATAATTCTAGTACTACAGATAGGAATGGTCAAGATGGTATTGTTGCCCATGGAAATCAAGCTACAGGAACTTTAGATGCGGCTGAGAGTGGAGAAGCTCCAGAGGATATAAACCATTTCTTTTTAAATACTACGAATGCTTCAGGTGGAGGAACATCTGTTTCTACAGATACTTGCACTTGGACAGCCCAAGCAACATGGGATAGGGGAAATTCTAATACAATACAAACATTAACTATTGGTAATGGTTATGATACAGTTACAGGTAGTGACCCAGATGTAAGTTTTGCTATAATGTTTGCAACCTATGATCCTACAAATTTTACGGTGGCCAATAACGATGTTCTCAAAGTTAGTTGGTCTATACAGATTGGTGGATAATGCCTAGTTTAACTGTTACATCCCCAACCTCTTCATCTATCTGGCATAAAGGTATTAGTCAAAATATTACTTGGCAAACTTCAGGTATAGGAGTTACTTGGGAAAATGGATGGGCGGTATATTTAATGGATGGTGGTGGAACAGTTGCTACGATAGCTACAAATTTAGCATCGAGTATACGTTCTCGTACTTATACACCACCTATTAACATAGAATCAGATAATGATTTTTATATTTTAGTATCAGGTACATATACTGAAAATGAAGGAGGGGAACCTTAATGGCTATTAGTATATCGGCCACCTCGCCAACATTTACTATAACAGATCCACCTTCGGTTTCTATAACATCACCTAACTCTGGTAGTTTTGCTTATACATCTAATATTGTAGTACAGTTTACTAAAAATAATTTTACAAGCAATGTGAATTTATATTACACAAGTGGAACTACATTTAGTACTAGCAATGTTATAACAACAAATTTTAGTGGCACTCAATATACATGGGATATACCTGATTCATTATCTGGTACAAGTAAATATATATGGGTAGCAAAGTCTGATGAGACTAGTGTAAATGATAGAACAAATTCTGCTATATCAATTTCCTCTATTACTATTACTAAATCACCTTCTGAGGTATCTGATTTTTCAGAAACAGTAACAGATAGTAAATCACCTTATAAAACAGTATTTAGCACAGATGATGATACAGGTTTTACCGAATCTATAACAGATAGTAAGATTACCTGGAAACATATCAAGGCAGCATCAGAAGTATCTGATTTTACCGAATCTGTAACAGATAGTAAAAGAACTTGGAAGCATATAAAATTAGCTTCAGAAGTTTCTGACTTTACTGAAACAGTAACAGACAGCAAAAGAACCTGGAAACATATAATAACACAATCTGAAGTATCAGATTTTACTGAATCTATAACTGACGATAAACGTACCTGGAAACATATAAAACCAGCTACCGATTCAACTCAATTCTCAGGAGATACAGTTACCCATGAGATTGTTAAATGGAAGCAAATAATATCTGATATTTCAGACTTTATTGAGTCTGTATCATATTATAAGACAATTGGTGTTCCTTCAGCAAACGATTCGTCTCAGTTTATAGAAGATATAAATGCAGTGGTTCATAAAAGGTGCAAGGTGAGACTTTTCCAGGATAGTGGTACTGAGAACTATGCAACAAGCCATAAGACCGGTTGGCTTCCAGCATCAAATAAACTGGACAAAAATAGTCTTATTAGAAGATTGAATCTTGAATACCATTCCGCTGATCCAATTAATGTAAAAATTTATGCAGATGGAGATACTATAAATCCTGTATTTACGTCAACCTTAGGAGCAGCAACAAGTAAAGAGACAACAAATAAAAGTTTGCGTGTCGGAAAAAGGGCTAAGTATTTCATGTTAGAAATGAGTACTGCCGCATCTACTAACGATAATGTCAAAATAGAAGATGTGGAGATAGAAGTTAATGGGTGATGCAAAGGTAAGAACAATGGATGTCGCTTCACCAACTGAGACTATTGCAACTAGTAGAAAATCTGGATGGTTTCAATTTACCGATCTAGATAAGAAAGCTTTGATTAGAAGGATAAATGCAAGATATAATAGTGGTAAAGATATCACTATAAAACTATATGCTAATGGAGATAGTAGTAACTCAATATTTAGTGGAACACTTAGGGCCAACGATGGACCAACAAATCCAGCTATGACCGTAAATACAAATAGTGATACAATTACGGACACAACTGCAACAACTTTAAAGACAAATGGAACTAATATTTTAAAGACTGGAGATTGGATAAAAATTGGTAATGAAATAATGAAGATAGTAGAAGCTGCATTTGAAACATCAGGAGGAGGTACAGTTTCTCATACAGTTCAAAGGGGGATGCGTGGTACAACAGCGGCAAATCATTCT